GTAAAACAGTTCTAGCTTCTACTTCCTTCCTACGATCTTCGTCTATTCTCATGTTACACTGAATATTGTCGATATCATCTCCTTTGGACATTTGTATACAGGGTCCTTCACCATAGAGCATGTATGAAGCATTAACCTTCATCACAATACCATTATTAACCAAAGTGCCAGGCTCACCAGAATTCTTTTCAAAATTTGGCGTGGCAGAAACCGTTTTGGCTATAATTTTATAATGGGATCTGAAAGAATAATAATGACTCAAGAACAAGTCAGAAAAACCTAATTTCTTCCAATAATATATTTCTTGGTATTGTGTAAATTCATCCTGCATAGAATCAAATTGTATTCCATCAGCAAGGCCATGCTTGGCAGGTAAACCTCCCACTACGGCTTTGACGGCTTTACTAGCCTCTTCAAGGAATTCAATTTCGGATTTCTCTTGATCATCCAAACAATAAACATCAGTTCCTTTTCTATTTGTCATCCGATCAACAAGACCCATCAATCTAAAAGCAAAACAAAATATAGTGACAGCTTCAGCAGACCAGGCAGCAATGCCTTGTCCAGCTTTCCACAAATCCAAACCTTTAAATGAAGTAGTGGGTTTGAATATTTCCTTGAGATGGAAACGTATGTCTCTAGGATTCACTTTATCTTTCTCCCCAGCATAACGTTCTGGGTAATGCTTCTTGATGGCATCTCGTAAGAAATCATTGGATCTAGCAGCGATGACATCTTCAGTAAGAACATCGTACCATTTTGCGTCAGGGAGCTTAAACCGCTCAAAGTACTCATCAACCATTTTCTCTGCTAATTTCTTCGCTTCATGATCAAATTTCATACGAGGTTTGACATTATCATAGCGAGTTGTAACTACAGCGAGTTCTTGCATTGGAAGCTTAGAGGAATAACTAAGTCCATTTCCAGCAGAAAATGATCGGAATGATTGTTGGTAATTTATCACATGACCTCTTACATTCTGTGGTACCAAAAGATCGACCAAGTTGGTCTTTCCAGAACGGAAAGTATCAGGAACAACTTGTGATGTCAACTCATTAAGACTAGCGGCCTGTTCTGCAACAACAAGCTTAGGCAACAAAGTCTCAGATAACAAATGAGCATCTTTTGGTGGGTGTTCCATTGGCAAATCGATAATAGTGTCTTCTAAAGATGGTGGCTGAGGCGCTGGTTTGACTAACATAGGCGGAGGCTGGACATAAGTTTCTTGAGCTCCAGTCCAATCTTGTTTATCTCCAATCTTTGACAAGAAATTCTTTGCAGATTCACTACCATCAGACACGATATATAACATATCGGTATGGCGTGATATGGCAACTATCACCAATTCATCAACAGATGTGAGGTTTCCATTGTCAGTAGTAATATCAAGCGCACAAACTGGAAATGTGCCTCCTTGATTAGATCTAACTGTATTCTTCTTCTTAGCATCCTTAGCGTTGACAAATGCCTTAGCAGCAGAATCCGTAAATGCCATACGCATGCAGTTAGTAGGGAGAGCATAAGATGGTGGAACAACCATATAGCCCAATCCCGTGTTTTTGCTGACTGAAACCATTTCATAACCAAACTGTTCATTGAGTATATCCACTATACCCTTGGGGTTTCGAAAGTTGACTGTAAGCTCGTGCTGGGATAATTCTTGTAATTTGA